TGTTTGCAGCAGTAGTAGAAACAACACCTGGGCCAGCAGTAGTAACCGCGCCTGTGTTCCCTGTCAATGCCTGAAGGTCTGCAACCGTTACGGCTTGCCCGTTAGCATCAGTAGCCACAACTGCGCTGGAGTCCCCAGCCTTTGCCGCTACGTCCCCAGTGCCGGTGAGCGTTGCCAACTCAGCAGCGGCATCACCTGTTTGGTCCTCAGCAAGCCCAAGGTCAACATACTGCTGAATGATACTCGCAGCGTCGGGCGCGTTCTCAGTTACCGTAGCAGCGCCAGTACCAACGCCTAAGTCGCCAGCGCTTAAGGTTTCCCCACCCTGCCCTGTAAGGACTGTCTGCGTAGCGGGAGTACCGGCAGTTGTTGTAGCGGGAGTACCGGCAGTCGTTGTAGCTGGGGCGGTTGTAGCTGGGGCGGTTGTAGCTGGGGCGGTGGTGTCGGCTGTAGCGGCGTTGACTAAAGTATCAACTGTTTTTGATGTGCCCAGGCCAACCATCGCGCCTAGTGCTGCTGAATCTTTATCAAAACCCATTTTTGTAGGGTTTAGAAGATCAAACAACCCTACTTTTTCGCCGTCTTTTCCAGTTAATGTTTTACCTGTAGCGGAAGTTAAGCCTTCATCTATCCCTTCTTCAATGTAGTTTTGTGATCCAGCTTTAAGTGCCGCGTTCTTTATACTTGCGGAAGCTATTTTCCCAAGGGCTGCGCCTCCAACAATCGAGGTGCTCATTGTTATAATTGCGGTAGCTAATGCCCCTTTATTGGCAACAGTTTCAATTTGCTCTTCTGTTAACTTACCATCTTTGGTAAGTTTGTTATATACTTGGTTATATGTGTCAGTAGCAGTTTCAACTGCGTCCGCTGCCCCGTCTACCCCAAGGAACGTGACAAATCCCAGTTTTTTTGCAACTGCTTCGCCCCATGCGGCTTTAGAAGCAGCAGTTACAGCTTTGCCCGCTAACCATGCTCCAGCCATTGGAAGCTCAGTGAAAGCTTCTTTACCAATCATGGACAGAACGCCCAAAGGATTTTTAACAGCAGAAACAATTGCTGCTATTGGTTTATCCCACCCTTCAGCGTTATTAACCGCAGTAACTGTATTTTTCCACTGATCTTTTACAAGCTCTGGGTCTAGATCAGACTCCAATGTTTTTAACTGGGCACTCCACCTATTAGCTAAATTGTCTCGGGGGAGTCCTGCCCAATGCCCAACCGCGCCAGCCATCCCGGTCAAAGTGCCCGCGCCAGCTACGGGCATTGCCGCAAACCCTCCTGCGGTAGTATTGATAAAATCTAACGCCAAGTCGATTTCCGACTTGAGGACTTTATCCCCTCTTTGGTCTATCTTGTAGTCACTTTCAGGGCGTGCTATAGGATTTGCTGCGTTATACGCAGCCTGTTCCTCGGGGGTCATGTTAGCGTATTTTTTACTGGTATTAGCAAAAACACTTCCGACAGGTTCCCCCCTTTCGGTATACCCCCATTGGATCGCCGAAGGGTCAGTCCCTACTGTTGCAAGGCTAAAATTACCTGTATCTGTAGTACCTTTAAATGTTGCGCCTTCAGTTGGACCGTATTTAGACTGCCGCGCAAAACTTTCAGCCGTGGGCGCTTCACCTTTTACCCCTAGCTCTTGGCCGCTTGTAAGCCGCGCCCTTAACCCAGCTTCGTCCCCTGCAAAAATGTGCGAAGCCGCAGCGTTTAAAGCGCCTTTAGTAAGCCAACTTAAATCTTGCCCAGGGTACATCTCCGAAATAATCTTGAGGGCTTCGACCTGTTCAAAAGATGTAGGCTGTACGTTTGCTGCCCGAGCTATAGCAGCTTGAGCGGCGGGGGAAGTGTCGGGGGTTTTTGTTAAACTTGCGCTATAGGACGAACCAGCAGCGCCAGCGCCGGAAAGAATGCCCAGTGCGTCAGGGTTTGCTAACGCTGCTAGTTCCCCTGCGGTTTTGGGAATTGCTGTTCCAGGGGACACGGTGTATGAAGTGCCCGGAGCGCCGATGCCAGTGGCAGCGCCATAGTCAGCGCTGTCGCCTGTAGTTTTTGCTACTGCTCTAGTAGGATCAAATAGCGTTTCTATGCCCGTTGCCGCAGAACCCTGAAGAACATCCAGCTTTCGAGAAGGGTCTGCGTAGGCGGCAGCGTTGGCTTTAGCCGCAGCGTCACTGGTCAAATTGGAGCTAAAGGCTTGGGCGGCATCAAAAATTGCTTTGGCATTTTGACTTGTCACCGCTTGGACAAGTGATGCGGCTTTACCGGCAAGGGCTACATCAGGACTGTTGACGAATTGGTTAGCGCCATTGAGGATGTCTGCGTAGTTCTCGTTCTTGATGCCGTTGAATATCTTTAGCGCAGCAGTAACGTCAGGGGCTTTAAAGCCCATGCTTTGGAGCGAACCACCAACAGCACCATTGAATCCACCAGACGCCCCGCCAGCTAACGCTGCATCCCAGATCGAGTTTCCGCTAGCGGCAGCGCCCACTGCCCCCGTAGCAGCCCCTTTAATTGCGCCCGTTGCAGTCTCGTTAAGGAACGTATTCCCCGTGCCGGTTACGTCTTTAGGCACAAAATCGGCGATTTGGCCGGTAACATACGCAGTGGCAGCGCTTGTCCCAAGAGACTTTAAAACATCGCCAAAATCACCGCCTCTGCCAGCAGTCTGGGCAGCGGAAGCAATGGCAGAAGCAGCAATGGGGCCAACAACCGGCGTAAGCATAAACGTTACTACCGCTTGAAACCCTGAATTAAATGCGCGGTCAAATCCGTCTGGCTTAGGATAGTCTTTAATAACTATGTCGCCAAGAAGTTCTCCTCCAGGCCCATAGCTTTGCTCCGCATATTGCAATGCGTTAATTCTTTGTTGCGCCTTGCCGCTTGCTTGTGAAACATCAAACGGCACATAGTCTGGAGAAGTTCTGTCTGATGATACCCCTCTGGCCCCTGTAGATTCCCCCAAATTGCTTTCTGGAAGATACTGTGCAAAATCCGTACTATTTTCCCAACCACCCGACAGCAACTCATTTATAGCGGCATTCCTACCTATCCCTAAAGGGGTGTTGCCGTAAGTGGCGTCTTGACCACTACCAAACATCATTTGCCCGTAATCAGGTTCTACAAAAGTAGTAGCGGGGGCAGCAGCGGGAACAGCGGCGGTTTGTGTCGCAGCGGGAACAGCGGCGGTTTGTGTCGCAGCGGGCGCAGCGCCGGAAGTCAGCGCAATTAGATCACTAGTGGTAGTGTCTGTAGCAGCAGGCGTACTTGTCCAGGCAGCGTTGGGGTCGTTTGTTAGAAAAGGATTGGGGCTGTTGTCAATAACAGTGCGTACACGGTTGGGGTCAACTCTACCTGTATCGTCTACTGCGGTAGGCGGTGGGCGGGTTGTATCTGGGGCGTCAGGCGGTGGGCGTGTATAAGACTCAGGCGGCGGTTCTTTACGCTGCTCAATGGTAGGGCCAGAGGGTTGGGGTCGTGGAACTGATGGGGCCGCATAGCCAAGGATGTCGGCCATTGTGTAGTTGTTAGGGTTAGCGTCCAGCCCTACCAGCGCCCGCATCATTTCATCTGATGTTGCCATTACACTGCTTCCCCGCCACTGGCTGTGATAGTCAACCCAGTCGAAGAAGCTCTGACTCGTAGGGTTTCCCCAGCGTCCATAACCTGAATGCCCTTCCACTGAAGCACACTATTAGCAGCTACTGAGAACGTGTAGTAGATAGCATTGGCTGTGCTCGCCGAACCACTTACAGGGACAAGATGAACATCTACCGTCAATGCCCCAGCCGTGGTGTTGCAGATGTCAAGCTGCTTTACATAGGTCTTGGACAGTGCGGGTGTCGTGTAAAGCGTAGCAATAGTAGCCGTGATAGCCGCTTGGCCTAGCTTTACAGCAGTGACAGTTTGGAAGTTTGCCATGCTAGTCCCAAGTGTTAAGCCAAATCATGGTCTGACTAGAGGAGACTTGCTCGTTGATGACCCGGTTCTGGTTGTCTAGAAGGCTGAAGTAGATTCGTGAAACATTCCTAAAACGCTCTTCCATCCCCCGCTCGTAGTCTTTCTCGGCTAGGGGTAGGTTAGGGGCAACGAAAGCGGTGGGGATGCTCATCTTCGTCCATCAGGTCTGATATCGAGGCGGGGTGCGCCAAGCTGCCACTGCACCCCTAGTGCGGTAGATTCTACTTTGATAGATAGCTGCCGTCCACGAACCCGTGTGTAGACTTGACCCGTAAACTGCTCAACCGGGATGGTAGCTGTCCTAGTGACCACAGCAGAGCTTTGGTCAGCCACAGACTGGTTGCTGTTCGTAGAGGTGTTGTTGTTGTACCCAGACCCCGAGTTGGACAGCGGCAACAGGTACATGGTCGCCGCAGGGTTGGCAGCGGAAGAACCCCGGAACGTAATGTCAGGCAGCATACGCCAGACAAACGAGAAGTTGTGCCCGTCGTCTAAGTCAAACTCAGCGGATGTGATGTATGAGGTAATTGGCACTGACACATTGGTTGAGAGGTCATCATTTCCAGTTTCTTGGAACATCAACTTCTTGTTTGTGTCATCAGCAGCAATGGGTAAATGCCCTGTAACACCAGCGTCCATCCACGCAGTACGCACCATTGTCCCAAAGTACCATATCTTTTCCGTGTAGTTATAGACTACATAACGATCATTGGTAGTGCTGCCAGCAGAACAGTAGAACCACCATACTTCGTTAAACTTCTCTACAGTAGAACCAAATACTTGCTCATTCTGGTTATTGTTAAAGCCTGGAACATCATCAAAGACATATTGCAGCAAGTCACAAGTTAATGTGCCGGTGCGGCCTTCATACAGATAGAACTTGTCTAGCCCCATCCAGTATGTAACGCCAGCAGCAGTTGCCCATGCCCTATCACTTAGGATAGAAATATTGTCGGCAAGAAGTGTAGAACTCCAGACAATAGGCGCACCAACAAACTGGAGGGAGTACAAGGATGTATCTGTCCAAACAAGAATTTCCTGCCGGGTCTGGGCAACAGCAACAATAGCTGAGCCATGAGAAAGACGAAGACTACCCGCTTGGTTGGTTGGTACGGGTGTCCAGTTGGCTGCGTCTTCTTGGTCAGACCACCGGATGAGCATTGGGTCTAGCTCAACGCTACCATACTCGTTAGTACCAAAGGCAAACACAAACCTAGATGTGTCGGACACAAGCGTTAGGTTCTGCATCACCGGGGTATCAGACGCCCCAGCTAGTGAGGACAGTGCCACGCCACGGGAAGTCAGCGGAGAACCAGAAGTGCTCCAGTAGTACAGCGGTCCACCCTTGGGACCAAAGATCAAGTCTTGACCAAAGTTCTGCGCATTCCATATGCGTATGGCGCTAGTAGACGGTGAGCCCGTCCCCCATCCACCAGAACCCCAGAAGCCTGCACCCCATCCGTACAGTGGGACGTTGAGCGCATAGCCTACAGGAATTTCATACGCACCGACAGTTACCGTACCGCCGTTTCCGCTATCAGAAGCATTCGCCGTTGCCGTGGCTGTAATGGTGTAAGTGTTTGCGGTAGGTGTAGTAATGATCTGGTAGTTCTGGTTCAGAACTGCGGCAGTGATGTTGCCACCAAGACTAACGGCACCGGAGAAAGTCACAAAGTCGTTAATACTAGAACCAAACGCAGTGTCAGTAACCGTGATAGTTGCTGACCCATTTGTTGCTGCAAACGTTACATCACCGGCAGCAGTGGTTGCCCGGATAGGAGTGATGTCGTTGTACACCAACCCCGACTCAATGTAGTACTTGAGGTTAGTACCAACACCAAGGTAAGGAAACGCGCTGTTAGTCGTCCAAGGCCACAAAGACCGAGCAACGCCCAGGTATGTAGCGCTAGGCGTTACAGGCGACCAGCCGCCAATCTTCTCAGGAGTGCCTTGACGGAAACGTATCTTGTCGCAGTCATACCAGCCGCCTTCATTGGTATAGCGCGTATTTTCCCGATTAACCCCAGGCTTTAGGGTAATTTTCTTGAGCGGCATGGGGTGTCCTTAGAACGTACCGCCAGCAGGAGCCGACAAGGCATCGACCACATTTGTTGCGTTGCAGTACAGAACAACGCTGCGCCCGTTAGGAACGAGAATGCCTGTGCCAGCAGAAGTCTTTAGGGTAACGGCAAACCCACCAGTTGTAGAGTTTGTGATGAAGTACAGCTTAGACACGGCTGGGCAAACTACGTTTCTGTTTGCGGTTAGGGTGCCCGTGATAGCAAGAAACATCTTCCGGGCTTCGTCTGCCGTTCCGTTTACAGATGTAAGCGTGTAATCAATCGCATTGTCATGGACTACAGCCGCTGTGCCAGCAACAGAAGCATCTATCAGGGAAGTTACACCTGTGTTAACAGTATTTCCCCAGCCGGTATCGCCGTCCGCAGGGAGAGTAAGTTTAAGGCTTGTGGTATAGCTTGCTGGCATTTCTGTTCCTAAGCGGCAATGAGTTGCCAGTTTGGTGTTTGGGCGTTACCTATGGAGGCCCAGTTCGGGGTTTGGTTGTTTGGTATCAGCCCCCAGACCAAGACTTGTCCAATCCGACCGAACGCTGTAACACTTGTGGGGAAGGCAGTAGCACCAGCAGTTACCGTAACGCTA